GATAAAATGCAAAACATGAGTAAAGAAGAATTTACAATAGAAGAAATAAGAACTGCACTTAAAGAAATAATAAGTCCTAAGAAAGTAGAATTAAGTTTAATTAAAGATGCATTAAAATATAGAAAAGGTGTTAAATTATTTGGTAAAAATATAGATATAGATGAAAAAGAATTAAATAAAGTAATTACTTCAATTAAAGTAGATGTAGAAGAGTTAGAAACCGATTTAAACGCATTAAAAAAAGGAATGAAAGCTGTAGAAACTTCAGCAAAAGAATTAGGATTAAAAGCTAATAGTATTCCAGAATATAAAGATGCTATTGAGGTAGTTAAATACGGAGAAAAACAAATACAAAAAGGTAAAAAATTATTAAAATAATATGAAAAAGAAACCAACAAACGAAGAAATACTTACTGCTCTAAATGAAATAATAAGAGATTCTCAAAAACCTAAAAAAGTAGAGTTAAGTTTAGTTAAAGATATTGAAAAAATATATGGTAAACTAATTAAAGATAGGTCAAAAATTACTACAAATGATGCTATTGAATCTATAAGGTCATTAAAATTAGAAGTTGTTAAAATTAAACAAGATAGTGCAACAGGTTTAAAAAAAATTGCAGAATTTAAAACAGCAATTAAAGAAATAGGTATTAAATTTCCTGATAGAATGAAAGGTTTAGAAAAACAATTTCAGGAAACTTTAAAAGAAATGGAATCAAAACAAAAAAATTTAGACAAAGCAATGAAAATTTTATGATATTAAAGTAAAAACAAAACAAATAATTAACTATTCTATTATATTAAAAAAGAACACACTATGGATTTAAAAGAAAAAATACTAATTGCACTTGGTCTTGATAAGGAAGAAGAAATCAAACTAGGATGGCAAGCAAAGTCAGAAGATGGTACTATATTCGTATCAACTGCTGAAGAATTAGAACAAGGTGTAGATGTTTCTGTATTAACAGAAGATGGAACTACTATACCATTACCTATTGGAACTTACAAAACAGACACAGGCGTTAGCTTTAGAGTAGAAGAAGAAGGCGTAGTCGGTGAAGTTATGGAATCAGAAACAGAAGAAGAAGATACTGATGAAGATATGAGAAAAGAAGAAGAAGAATACAGCGAAATGGCAGAAGCAGTTGAGTTTAAGTTTCCTGAATCAGATGCAGAAAAGGCTGATTGGGCTAAGTCTTACGAAGAAATGAAAGACAAAGTAGATAACTTAATGGATGCTGTAGCTGATATTAAATCTAGATTAGGTGAAGGTGATACAGAAGAGGTAGAAATGACTGAAGAAACGGTAGAAGAAACACCATCTGACAGTCCTAAGACAGTTACTACTAAGACTACAGAAGTAGTTGAATTTTCAGTAGAAGAATTAAAAGCTGAAAACAAAAAGTTAAAAGAAGAGTTAGCTAAAACACCAGCAGAAGCTCCAATTAACACTAACAAGTTTAGTGCAGAAAGACCTGTACTAAGCAGAAAACAATACAATAAACTTTCTAAGCAAGAAAGATTTTTATATAACTTAAACAAATAATAACTTAAAACAATTTTAAAATGGCGTTTACTACAACTTCAAATTACGCAGGAAAATCGGCAGGATTCTACATTTCTGCTAGTTTAAAAGAAGCGAAGTCGTTAGAGTACTTAACTATGATGGAAAACATTAAGTATAAATCTAACATACAAAGAATGGCTGGATCAGGTGTAGTTGCTGATGCTACTTGTGATTTCACAGATGCAGGTACTTTAGCACTTACTGAAAAAGTATTAGAACCAAAAAACTTGCAAATTAACCTTGATCTATGTAAGAAAACTTTATTAGATTCTTGGGAAGCTATGCAAATGAGAGCAGGTGCAGGCGCACCACCACCAGCATCTTTTGATGACTATGTAATATCTTACATGGGTGAGATTATAGCACAAGCAACAGAAGAAAGCATCTGGGAAGGAACTGCAGTAGCAGGGAAATTCAATGGATTCTTAGGAGCAGTTACAGGTTACTTATTACCAGGTGTTGATGGAACTGTAATTCAATCTTCGGCATCAGGAGCTTATACAGCAGGTAATATTATAGCAAACTTACAGACTTTAACATCTGATATGGCTACTAATGTTTCTTCTATATTAGGTAAAGATGATTTACACATATACATGAACAACAAAACTTACGCATTCTACATTTCAGCAGTATCTACATTAGGATATGTTAATGCATATAACATGAATGGCGATTATGAGCCTGTATTTGAGGGTTACAAAATTGCAGTATGTCCAGGAATGGCTGACAATCAGTTAGTAGCAGGACAAAAGAGTAATTTATATTTTGGGACTGATTTGCTTTCGGATCATACTCGTATAGATTTAATCGATATGGCTTTTACAGGTTCTGACAACATGAGATTAGTAGCTAGATATTCAGCTGGTGTTCAAACTGGAGTAGGTGCAGATATTGTAAGACAATCATAAATTAAATAAGTAGTAGGGGTGTAAAAACCTCTACTCTTTTAACCTTTAAAAATTAATAACTATGGCATGTACAGCTTTAACAAAAGGTAGAGGTCTTGATTGTAACAGAATTACAGGAGGGGTAAAAAATGTTTACTTTTCTGTTTATTCTGATTTTGGTGATACTGACTGGTCTTATGATGGATCAAATCCACAAGAAATAGATAGCATAGACTGGAATAGTAAAAGTATATACAAATATGTTATGCCTTTAGGTGTAGCTAGTGTAACTGATACTATCACAGGATCAACTGAAAATGGCACAATATTTTACACACCAACTGTAAATATTATGCTTAACAAACTTACAAAAGAAGACCAAAACCAAATAAAATTATTAGGACAAACTAAAGTTAGAATGTTAGTAGAATTAAATCAAAAATTAGCTAGTGGACATGATGCAATACTATGTTTAGGTTTTGAGAATGGTATGGACTTAAATACTGGATCAGCAGATACTGGTACAGCATTTGGAGATAGAAATGGTTATACTCTTACCTTTACTGGTTTAGAGAGCAGACCAATGGCATTCTTAGAAGACTACACTACTTCTATATTTGATAATTCAGGATTTACTAACAAAGGAACTCCATTTGTAGTTTCTTCGTAAAACTTCTATCACTAATTTTTAGTGTTTTCATATTTTCTTGATTAGGGTGGCTTTATTGCCACCTTTTTCTTTTATAAGCAAATAAATTAGAGGTTTTTCTATTATATAGTATGATACAAGCAGTTTCAGAATCTTCATTTGATGCATACCTAAGTACAGAAGATGTGCGTATAGACACTTCTGTAGGTTCTGACAAGATACGTTATCTTATGAAATTCATTAATGATATGGATAAGTCTATACAATACGCTTACTCTACTATTCATGAAGTTTACGATAGATATACTAAAATGTCATTTACTTACAATACAACACCAGATGTTTATACTGGAGCAACTAAGCTACTACCAGCTGGTTACTACACTTACGAAGTCTATGAAGTATCATGGACTGGTGCTGTAGCTATTAGTTCTGGTAATGCACCTGTAAACGAAAATGATGTATTACCTGTAGCACCTACACATGGTATTGTACAAGGACTAATTACACAGGGTAAACTGTATGTATCAGAAAAAAGTGGAACAGAAGAAGTACGCTACAAACAATATGAGCAACCAACTTCTTCAAATTATATATATTACGGACAATAAAAAATTAAATTATGCCTATAGAAAACAATAACGAACTATTAAGAGAACAGCTAGGAAAACATAGATGTGATGTTATAGGAACTACTGCAATGACAGGAAAAAACTATTACGCTGTACATTTTCCAGTTACATCAGTTATAACCAGTATATCAGCAAATAATGTTACTGGAGCAACTGGTAGTGCAATATCTAACTTACACACGACTATTCCAGCTGGTACAACCATCTTTTTAAATGTTACAGCAATTAACTTAGCAAGTGGCGTTGCTTTATGCTACTATGAAGATATAATATAATGTTAGGACTATTACAAGGATCAACATTAGAAACTAATAGAAAGGACTTCGACACCTTTTCTTTACTGTTTAACGGTACAGATGAAAGTGTAGACCTAGACCCTGTAGCTAACTCTTTAGAAGGTACTGCTGGTAGCATATCTTTGTGGGCGAAGCTATCTACTGTATCAACAACTGGTAATTTATTTAGAGCTAAAGTAGACTCTAACAATTTTTTTAATATACTTTATCATGCATCAGCTAATGAGCTTAGATTTGCTTATAAGGCTGGTGGTACTAATAAAACTGCTGTTACAAGTGATGCTATAGAAGGTGATGGTAAGTGGCATCATATAGTAGCTACATGGAACGCATCAGAAGATGAAATAAAACTGTATTTAGATGGTACGTTAAAAGCTACAACTACAGGCTTAGGAACTTTTAGTGGTACTTTATCAGAAGCTGGCGTAGGTCAAAATTTAACAGATGGTGGATTTTATAAGGGTTATATAAGCAATGTAGCTGTGTTTAATAGAACAATTACAGCAACAGATGTATTATACATACAGAATAGATCAGCAACAGATGATGCTAAATTTTATCCTATGGATATTTCTAATATGGCAAATCTAGTAGGGTACTATAGGTTTGAAGCTGGATCAGGTACTACTGCATTTGATAGTAGTGGTAATGGTAAAAATGGTACATTAGTAAATACACCAACTTGGAACAATACAACACCAACAAAAAATTAATATGAAATATACATTAATATTAACAGAACAAGTAGCAAGTGTAGATTTTAACCAAGTGTTAGAAACTTCTGAAGAAACATTAAGATATAATAATGATAGGAGTTTAGCTTTGCTTAAATTTGAAGGTGATACACCTAGCTTTTTAGAGGGTAAAACAACTTATGACTATGAACAAATCATGGAAATATTAGACAGTCCAGAATGGACACAAGAAGATTAACTATGAAAGACAATATATTATCAATAAATTTAGGAGTAACAACTGCACCATTAGTACAAGAAGTAAGAGGTAAGGACTATATAGAATACGGTACTGATGACTGGAAAAATTTATACCCTCAATTTATTATTGACCTTTACTACAATAGTTCGACTAATGCATCTATAATCAACTCTACAGCTGAAATAATTGCTGGTGAAGACTTAGTTATAGATGATGAAAATGAAGCAGACTTAGACAGAATTGTTAAATTAAAACAATTTATGGCTAGTCCTAATAGTAAAGAAACAATGCACGAGTTAGTAAAAAAGTTAGCATTTGACTTTAAACTACAAGGTGGGTTCGCTATCAACGTGATTTTTTCGCAAGATCGTACTCGAATAAGCGAAATATATCATGTGCCTGTTGAAAAAATAAGAGTAGAAAGACCAGATGAAATGGGTAGAGTAACTGGTTATTATGTTAGTGCAGACTGGTCTAATACAAGAGTAAACAAACCATATAGAGTACCAGCATTTAATACACACGATAGAACAAGTGCTAGTCAAATACTTTATACAGGTCTATATAGTCCTAATATGTCAGCTTACCACACACCAGACTATTTAGCTGGTAATAACTGGTCTTTAATAGATCAAAAGGTAGCTGAGTTTCACTTAAATAATATTAATTCAGGATTTTCTGGATCGTATGTATTCAGCTTTGCAAATGGCGTACCAACTCGTGAAGAGAGAATGGAAATAGAAAACAGTCTAGCATCTAAATTCCAAGGCAGTGAAAACGCTGGAAAATTCATACTTACTTTTAGTGATGACCAAACAAGGACACCACAAATTACACCAATACAACCAAGCGACCTAGACAAGCAATTTCTAGCCTTACAAGAGCTTTTAGTGCAAAACATACTTACAGCTCATAGAGTTACTTCTCCTATGCTTATGGGTATTAAAAACGAAACTGGACTGGGTTCTAATGTTGATGAATTAAACAGCGCTGGAAATTACTACTTGAATACTGTATGTATGCCCTACCAACTGCATATCATTAAAACACTTAGAAAACTGTTTGCAGTTAATAATATGGATATGCCTATTAGCTTTGTACAGTTAAAACCTATTACATTAGAATTTACTAGCGAAGACCTAAAAGGAGTAATGACACAAGATGAAATACGTGAAGAATTAGGCTTAAAACCGTTAAACGTAGAGATCAGGGAAGACTTCGCAAAAGTAGGTAGTATGGTTACTGATGGCGTAGAATTACCTTTATATGACAGTATAGAAGAAGCAGAAGCAGAAGCTAAAAGAATAGGATGCAAAGGACACCACGAACATAAGCAAGATGGCAAGACTTATTATATGCCTTGTGAAAGTCATGACCAAATAACTAATCTAAGCAAGTGTAATTGTAGTGAAGAATTTATCACACCAAACCCTTGTCAGCCTGGATATGAAGCAATAGGTACAAAAATAAAAGATGGTCGTGAAGTACCTAACTGTGTACCAGTAAAAGCTAAAAAAGAATCATTTAATTTTTCAGAATTAAAAAACTGGATAACAGAAAATGGTGAAGATATACCAGAAGACTGGGAATTAATAGATGAAGAAAATGTAAAAAATGAGCATGAAGACTTTGACTTTGAAGCTGAACTAAACAATATAGCAAATAAAAAAATAGAATTAGCTAGTACAGGTACTGCTAGACCTAATGCAAGAAGTTCACAAGATGGAGTAAATGAAAGTTTTAATGACTACTACAAAGTTAGATATGTTTACTCTAAAGAATATCCAGGTACACCAAGTAGTTCTAGGCAATTTTGCAATATTATGATGGCTAGTGAAAAAGTCTATAGAAAAGAAGACATCTTACAATTGACTAATAAAGTTGTAAATGATTATTACTATAGCGAAAGACAAAAAAGAAATATAGGCTGGGGTGAAAAAGGTGCTTTAACTTATTCTATATGGCTTTATAAGGGAGGGGGGTCATGTTTTCATGCATGGAAAAGACAGATATTCAAAACATCTTTAAGGAATGCTAAGGCTAATATTAATAGTAGTCAAATAATATCAGAAGCTAAAGCAAGGAGTGAAGGATTTACACCAGAAGAAAATAATGAATTAGTAGATAAAGCACCTAAGA